TACCGAAACTGTTAGCGAAAACACAGAAGGTGTCTGCTAATGCACTTACAAAGTCAGCATTAACTGTATTGCGTTTAAATGGGTTTCATTGCTGGCGGCAAAATAATGGTGGGGTTTATGACCCTATAAAAAAAGTGTTTAGGAGAAATAGCAGCACTCCTGGTATTAGTGATATTATTGGGTACCACATTAAGACGGGAAAGTTTTTAGCATGTGAAATAAAGGTTGGAAAAGATAAATGCAGTCAGCATCAAACTGAATTTTTAAATGGAGTACAGCAATCTGGTGGCTGCTCATGTGTAATTAGCCATATAGATGAATTGATTAGCTATATTAAAAAGTTTTTGCAAACTCAGTAAAAAATATTCGTAAATTTGAATTAATGAAAACAGTCGAAGTAAATATCAGCGACATTCGGGAAAACCCAAACAACCCAAGGCTGATAAAGGATGACAAGTTTAAAAAACTTGTTCAGTCAATTAAAGACTTCCCGCAGATGCTCGCTATCCGGCCAATCGTTGTAAACGCTGATATGACCGTTTTAGGCGGAAATATGCGGCTGAAGGCGTGTAAGGAGGCGGGGCTGGAGAAAGTACCTGTAATCATGGCTAATGACCTGACAGAGGAGCAGCAAAAGGAATTCATAATCAAAGACAATGTAGGCTTTGGCGAGTGGGATTGGGACATGATTGCAAACGAATGGGATAGCCAGCAGGTTACAGATTGGGGGTTGGATTTGCCAGGTTTTGATTTAAGCCCCGATGAATTAGGCGAAGGGTTTACACTACCAGACGGTGATAAAGCACCATTTCAGCAAATGACTTTCACCCTTGCCGACGCACAGGCGGAGGTCATTAAAAATGCAATATCCGATATGAAAGGAACGGATGAATACAAGTTTGCGGAAACACATGGAAACGAAAACAGCAACGGTAACGCTTTATACTTAATTGTAGCAGCATGGGCAGGGCAAAGGATATAATTGTTAAGGTCATACCTGCAAAGATTGCAAATGAGTTTGTGAAAAAACATCATTATAGTGGGAAAGTCGTTCAAAACAGTACTTTACATTTTGGAGCGTTTTTAGACGACAAATTGCATGGAGTTTTATCATTTGGTAGTAGTTTAGATAAAAGTAAAACTATAGGATTGGTTCACCCTACTTTATGGAATGAATATTTAGAATTAAATAGAATGGCATTTGATGAATATTTGCCAGTAAATTCAGAAAGTAGAGTTCTAAGCGTTTGCCTAAAATTAATAAAAAAGAATGCACCTCATATTAAATGGATTTTATCTTATGCTGACGGATGCGACTGTGGGGATGGAACTATTTATAGAGCAAGCGGGTTTTATTTAACATTAATAAAAGAAAATAGCGATTTATTCTTATTGCCTAATGGTAAAAAGACACATTCAATGACTATAAAATCAAGCAAGGAGTTGATGTCAAAGTATGGTAATTGGAAAAAATATTTAGACATTGAACACGCTGGGTGGAAAAAATTAAAAGGCTTTCAGTTTCGCTACATTTACCTAATTGACAAATCATGCAAAATAACAGTGCCTATTTTACCGTTTAGCAAAATAGATGAATTAGGTGCCGGGATGTATAAAGGGAAAAAAATAACCTTAGCCGAAAGGCGCAAATGCGACAATAGCATAACAGCTAATGCGGCTGACTTCCAGTCGGCAGAAGGCGGGCAGCACGACCTTGTCGCTCTATAAAAATAAAATGCACAATGAAAACATTCACAGAACTTGAACTCAAATCTTTCTGGCTGGCAGTAAAGCAGGGTGCCACAACTCTGCAACTGATGGAGGCATTCGACTGCTCCAGGTCACAGGCCGCAGAACTTTATGTTATGGCTCAACAAATGGAAGAACGGCAAAAGGCTAAGATTAAACTAAACAAAAAAAGAAGGCAGAGAGAACTAAAACGAAAAGATGACTTTCACCAGACCTATTTTACACCGGATGAAAAAAAAATATTCATCAGGCCAAAGGCAGTATATGACAACGAGAGCCGGGAAGAAAAAATAAGAAAATTGCTTTGCTGTTAAATTTAATTTAACTTTGTTTCAAACAACGATTAAACAACGATGCCCAAACCTGAGAACATAGCAAATCAGGGTTTTCACACTAATCCAGAGAGAATAAACAAAAACGGACGGCCACGTAAATTTATATCCACGCTAAAGGAGCAAGGTTACAAGCTATCTGAAATCAATGATACATTGATGGCACTGCTTTCAATGGATATGAACGAACTGAAAGAAGCATTTGAAAATCCAAAGGCAACGGTACTGGAAAAGGCAGTGGCTGGTGCAATAAAAAAATCAATCGAAAAGGGTTCGCTGTATAATATCGAAACGATAATAACCAGGGCAATGGGAAAACCGAAAGAGCAAGTCGATCTGACAAGCGGAGGGGAGGCCTTAAACTTTGACATCACATTAAAACTGTAAGTGAAATATTAACTGAGATTTATGAGATGCAAGAGCTTGATGATTGCATCAGAAGAGTTGTCCCGCCACGTTTCATTGATGATTTCAAACAGGAATTGTTTGTAAGGCTCATAAATTATCCTGATGGTGTTATTGCAGCGTATAATGATGGCAGGCATAAATTTTATATCGTTAGGGTAATCATATCACTTGCGCAGAGGGAGCGGGATATTTTTCATCGTAAATATTTGTCAAAAGAAACTTGTGAGTTACCTGATTACGGCGAAGAGCATAACTACTGCGAGCCGAGTGATTTTGAGATAAGAAGAATAAAGGAAAGCGAAGAGGAAAGATTACTGAGAAATATTGAGACGATTGAGGAAAAGACCGGCACCTGTTATTATAGGTTAATGATTTCTGCGCTAAAAATACACGGCTCTTACAGGGCGGTTTCACGTGCAACAGGGATACCGGTGAAATCTGTCAGCAATGCGATGAAAAAAATAAGGGAAATTATAAAACAATGAACGAGATATTATCAGCCTGCGGGGGGTGGGTATTTGTAAATGTATTGGAGTTTCACAAGAGATTCCGCATAATTAATTTTAAGCCGCTAAATTGTGACGTTTGTATGTCAGGGTGGATTTACTTAGCCCTTTCATTTAACACCGTGTATTGGCCTTATATACCGTTACACATGAGCCTGGCAATGGTGGCAACTATTTTTTTAAATAAACTGCTGAAATGAAAGTACTGATTGTTTACGATTTCTCCGGGCCTAAGTATCACAGGCTCATTTTCCCGATGTCATTGATGAACGGAGTTGAAACAAGGGTTGTATCAAATATAACAGAGGAAGATGCTGAGTGGTGTGATATTCTTTTTTACAATCGCATAGTGGCAGGTACATCACTTGCCACTATTTGTCAACTTCGTAAGCGATATGGATTTAAAATAGTAGTTGACTTTGACGACCATTGGAGACTTTCCCCAGATCACTACCTTTATCAAATCTATAATAACACAAGAGCCTCTGAACTAATGTCTATAAATATAAGCGAAGCTGATGCGATAACGGTAACACACGAAAGGCTGGCAGATGAAGTTTTTTCTTTAAATAGAAATGTTCACATTCTGCCGAATGCAATTCCACGTTACGGGCAATTTATTACAGAGAGAGAAAGATGTGAAGATATTCGGATTTTTTGGTCTGGCGGTATCACGCACAAAAAAGATATTGAGTTGTTAAGGAACCCAATGAACAGGATTGCTTCACTTAACGGCATTAAGATGGTCATGTCAGGATACAATAAAAAATCCACAGAGTATCATGCAATGGCATCAGCTTTTACAAATGGAGGCAAAATAAAAAGTATGCTGATTGATGGAGTAAGTGTTGACAAATATTACAGTCACTATGCTCATTGTGATATTGCACTTGTTCCGCTATGTGATACCGTTTTCAATTCATACAAATCAAACCTGAAATTACTGGAAGCAGCAAACGCATCATGTCCGGTAATCGTTTCACACGTTAATCCGTATCTCGGGTTCCCGGATGACTTGGTAAATTATGTTCATTCAAAAAAAGACTGGTATCTGAATATAAAAAAATTGATTGCTGACAAACAGTTAAGGCATGAGCAGGGCATAGCTTTACATAATTATTGCAGGCAGCATTTTAATTTTGAAAAGATAAACGAACAAAGAAAACAATTATTTTATGCTATCGCAGGAGAACAAAAAGAGGTTAGAGAATTACAGGAGGCAAATTGAAATATGGCATACTGACCGTTCTATTCAAATGGATATTTCTGTAATATGCGACATTGAGGACATTATAAGAACGGTTGAGCCGGGCTATGTGGTTATGAAGTGGTGCCAATCTTGCGTTGGTGCTATGCTGGATAAATCTTTTAAACTTTTACAATCATGATACACCCGACAGCTTTAATTGGTGAACTTGTACAGATAGAGGACGATGTGATAATTGGCCCGTATTGCGTAATCGGATTCCCGCCTGAGTGGAAAGGGAATGAAGATAACAATGCCGGAGTAATAGTCCGCAGAGGTTCCAGGCTTACGGGGCTGGTGACAGTAGATGCCGGGGCGTTCGCCCCGACTGTTATAGGTGAAAATAGTTACCTGATGAAGCATAGCCACGTAGGGCATGATGCTGTAATCGGTAACGATGTAACAATTTCTTGCGGGGCGAAGATTGGCGGTCATTGCCATATCGGTGACGGTACAAATATCGGACTGAATGCTGTTATTCATCAAAAGGTTATTGTACCGGCAGGGTGTATGATCGGTGCCAGTGCTTTTGTTGGGAAGAAAACAGAAATGAGACCGGGATATAAATACGCTGGTGTACCGGCAAAAGAATTATCTGAAAATAAGCGGTAATGAAAATAAATGTAATCTTTCTCGACTATGAACGGCATGACTACACAGACCGTGTCAAGTCACGCAATTTCAGCAATGCAGGTCATCAGTTTGACCATGTTACTATTGATATGAAAGGCATATCAGCAGCAATAAACAAAGGAATTCAAATGTCAAAAGGGTATGATGCTGTTGTGACAATGGCTAATGACATACTTATGCCTGATAACTGGTTGCTTGAAATGGTAAAGGCTGCAACGGCGATACCGATGACAGGAATGGCAGGCATACACTGTGTTGAAGGCATTGAAGAAATGACAGAGATTAACGGGGTAAAGGTTCATGTCAATTATACAGCATTTGGCAATGTGTTAATACCAATGACGGCAATCAATATAATCGGTTACTTCAACCCTGATTATGACCCGTATGGAATGCAGGATGCGGATTACGCATACCGGCTGAATAATACAGGCCATGTTAATTATTACCTGCACGGAATGAAATCTGAACACATAGGACATGATGTAGGTAATGGAACAGAGTACAGGAAAATGAAAGATGACGGGTTAAAAATGTGTGATGAAAAATGGCGGCACTGGACAAAAAAATACCAGGAAGAAAACGATTACTCAATTAACATACCCGAGTGGCCTCAATAAAATATACCCGTCCATTTGTTACTGCTTATCAAAAAAAGATACTTGACAGTAAAGCACGTTACACGGTAACAGAGGCCGCTACTAAGGTCGGTAAAACCGCCTCACATATTATCTGGTTATTTGAACAATCATTAAATTTAAAGGCCAATCAATCGGTGTGGTGGGTTGCTCCTATCTATGCTCAGGCAGAGATAGCATATAACAGGATGAAAGCGCAAATAACTGACAGGAATTTCTTTAAAGCAAATGACACTAAGTTATTGCTGGTACTTCCTACAGGTGCTAAGATTAGTTTTAAATCAGCAGAAAGGCCGGATAGCTTATTTGGTGATGATGTATTTGCGGCAGTGTTCGATGAATTTACAAGAGCAAGGGAGGAAGCATGGCACGCATTGAGGTCAACACTTACGGCGACAAATGGCCGGTGCAAGTTCATCGGAAACGTAAAGGGTAAAAAGAATTGGGGTTATAAAATGGCACTGCGGGCAAAGGCCGGTGAACCTGAATACGAATATCACAAAATCACAGCTTATGATGCAACCGAAGAAGGGATATTATCACTGGAAGAAATCGAACAAGCGAAAAGAGATTTACCAGAGGCCGTGTTCCGAGAGCTTTACCTTGCAGAGCCAACCGAAGATGGCGCAAATCCGTTTGGCCTTCAATACATCAGGCAATGTATCTATCCAATCTCAACCATGCCTCCCGTGTGTTTTGGAATTGATTTCGCAAAGTCAACTGATTACACAGTTATCATAGGACTTGACAAACTTGGTAACGTCTGTTACTTCGACAGGTTTCAAAAGGATTGGCGGCAGACAGTACAGGCAGTACTATCATTGCCAAATGTACCGATGAAAGTAGATAGTACGGGAGTTGGTGATCCGATAGCCGAAGAAATACAACGATACAGGAACAACGTAACTGGTTTTAAATTCACACAGTGGTCAAAGCAGCAGTTAATGGAAGGGCTGGCACTTGCGATTCAGCAAAGAAAAATATCATTCCCCGAAGGGATTATTTCAAGCGAACTGGAACAGTTTGAATTTGAGTACACTGCAAACGGTGTACGTTATTCGGCACCTACAGGAGTTCATGATGATGCAGTTTGTGCGCTTGCACTGGCAAATGATTGCATAAAGTCTGCCGTTTCTTTCGGAACCTACTCCTGGGCATAGGACACACTTTTAACGTTCTTCCATCTTACTATATGGAAGATTTAACACTCGGACAATTTCAGGAGATTTTATATCTGCAAAAAAGCGATATTAGCGAAGATGAAAAGATGACCGAAATGGTCGCTATTCTTTTGCGCAAGTCAGTTAAAGAAGTTGATGAAATGCCTGTTCTGGTTTTCAACCAACAGGCAAAGATAATAAATGAGTACCTGCGAATGTCACTCCCCGACGATTCACCGAAAAGAATTATTAACGGCGTTGGTATAACTTACGAGCCTGCAAAACTCAACAGAGGACAGTATGTAACCGTCAATCATTTTATTTCAAAAGATATAATTGACAATGCTCATAATATACTTGCGGCGTTGTCTTATAATCCAAAGACCGGTAACCATGAGCCGGACAAGTTTTCGGAGACGGCGGCACTTTTACAAGATGCTCCTATGCGTGACGTTGTTTCAACCTGTCTTTTTTTTTGCAATCTATACGCCGCTTCCATGAAGGCTTTGCAGAACTTTTTGGCGGCAGAACTTATAATGAAGAAAGTTCCGAAGAAGAAAGCAATAGAGGCGGTGGAGGGTTTGATGACCGCTTTGGATGGATATACAACGCAAAGCAGGTCGCAGACTTTGAGAACATAACACTTGACGAATGTTTTGAAAAAGATGTAACCAGCTTTTTGAATTATCTTATTTACTTAAAAAATTACAATAACCATATAAATAAATTAAACGAAGATGCCAGGCATTCCATCAGGTAAAAGGCAGTTAGATATGGCAGACCTTGACAGTGTTGGTAACAATGACAGGGGGGACAATGTAAAGCTAACAAATACGGCGGCGGTGCTTGTTCGTATGGCTGATGTTTTAATCAGTGACTATAAAAGGCGAATGGCATCAGGTGGACATACAGCATCAGGAAGAGGAGCAGATAAAGTGTATGCAAAGGATGTGGTAATTGACGGGAGCAAAGTTTCGTTGGATATTATGGTGCCGGAGTATCTTATGTTTCAGAATTACGGCGTGAAAGGATTAAAAGGCGGTGATGGGAAATATGCTTTTAAAAAAGGTTTCCCGTCACGAAAAATGAGAGCATCAATATTGCAGTGGATACGGACAAGAAGTATGAGAGTTGACAAATATTCTCCACTTGAAAACAAGCTCAGTAAAAAATCAATGACGAAGGATAAGGCAATAAAAAAAATGAGGGATAAATCAAAAGACTATGATGCACTTTCTTTCGCTGTTTCAAAATCTATAATGAACAAAGGGATAAAGGCGACAAAGGATTTTGATAATGCAATTATGACCATGCAGAAAAAATTTAAGAAAGAAATAAAAGAAGGTTTGAAACTTGACATAATAAATAACTTCTAATGGCACTAACAATATTAACACAGCCTGGGTCTTATTGCAGCGTAACAAACGATATGCTATTTATCATTAATGAAGCTACTAAGGCAAATGACCCTGTAACTTATCCTGATTACAAATACATACTTGATGTATTTTATGACGGCAACAGGATAGCAAGATTAAAGGCATACCCTGACCCGGTTAATAAATTTGGAATATTTGATTTGTCGCCTATCATCAGGAATCTTGTAAGCCTCGAAGTGCCGTATGGGCTTAAATTATCATCAATATCTGAAAAGGTTGATTATTACAATCGCATATCATACTCATTGGAACTTGGTGAAGAATACAGCTTTGTTGAGTACAGTGGGCTTATAACTACAGGTTATTATTATGCTTACAGGACATTTGCAAAAAAACCATATACATCATCATCGGTAATAAGTGGCGATTATGGTCTTGCCTCAAATATGCCGAGTGTTATTAATTCATTCGGTGACCCTGTGCTGTATAATCTTGTACCCTATTTTTCAAACGTAACCGGTGCGCCTGTTCTTGACGTTTCATTCAGGGATGCAGCAGGAAGCGTTGTCGGTGGGTATTCGGTTGTTAATACAGATATGTATCAGTATGGGATAAGGCAGATAAACATTGACAATACGGCAACCAATGCAGCATACGCATTATTAACCGGGCCTTTCAATATTCGTATAAATTACCAATGCAGCAAATACCCTGTAAATACTTTGGCATGGCTTAACCAGTACGGTGCTTATGAATCGCAGAACTTCGGGATGGTGAGCAAAAAAAATATTGAAGTATCTAAAAAAACATTTGAGCAGATACCATACAGGATAAACGCATCCGGTGAGGTTTCATATTTAAGCGACGAAGTTTTTTATGGGGGAAAACGAGAATACAACCGTGTTGTAAAAACAAAGCTATCGTTAATATCTCATTTATTAAGTGAGGGAGAGTACACTTGGTTGGCAGATTTGTTTATGTCACCTGATGTGTACCTGTACACTTCACAGGGTTGGATTCCGGTATCTATTGTTAGCAATAACTATGAGTACAGGAATTACGGTAACAGCAGGTTAGTGCCATTGCAGTTTGATATTGAATTTTCAGAAGACTTTAATAGCCAGTTTTTATGATTGAGATTTTTATAGAAGGGAAACAACTTGATGTATCAAATGACTTGTCTCATTTGCTTACGTTTTCTATTGATGATGTAAAAGATTTTGCAAGTCGTAACACTACTTTCAGTAAGACAATAACGCTGCCAGGAACAGCAAACAACAATATGCTATTTGGCAGCATTTATGATGTACGTATTTCAAACCCATACACAACGGGGACAGATAATGTAGCCACAAATTTTAACCCTGCAATATCAGCCGCCTGCCTGATATTTAATAATCGTATTCAAGTTTTTAAAGGCACTTTGAGGCTGTTAGAGATTATTGTTGACGGCGGGGTGGTTGAGTACGAGGTTGCAGTGTTTGGTGAATTAGGCGGGCTTGTGTCCGCTATTGGGGCGGGTAAACTTGAAGACCTTGATTTCAGTGCATATAACCACGTTTGGAACGCCGCCAATGTTACGGGCAGTTGGGATAGTTCTCCAGGCTCCGGGTATTATTACCCGCTTATTGATTACGGGACAGTTTCGGCAGCGAAGGTAAATTATGACATAAGGGCCTTCCGTCCTGCATTGTACGTTAAAGAGTATATTGATAAAATAATGAATGCTGCCGGGTATAGTTACACCTGCGACCTGTTCAATACATCAAGATTTAATGGGCTGATAATCCCTAACAATCAAAAGATGTTACAGTCAAAAAGTTCGGCAGCCTTAGAAGTAGGACATACGGATAGCGGCGGCGGTACTGCCGGTGTAGTCGGTTTTGCAGTGCTAACAAATCTTGGGTCTTTCACAACAAACGCCCCTGATTATACTGTATTCACTTACGGCGGGGCAGATTCATTTGTCGGTAAGGTTTCAGTAGAACTATCGTTTGGGTTATCACATTCAGACAGTCAGGGGTTTATTACTTTTTACTTATACAAAAACGGTGCCCAAATAACAGAGTTGGGGCAATTTCAGGAAGGCGGGTCACACTCTTTAGTGTTTTCTAATTATAACATAGCGATTGCAAACAGCGATTACGTTGAGATAAGATATACTGTTTCGCCAACAGGTTTTCCACATACATGGACATTGGATATTGATGATGGAGGCTTTTTAAAAATAGAAAGTGCTGCTGATGTTTGGACAGATATAAACTACGGAGATACTATCGAGATTAATGACACTATCCCACGAAATGTATTACAAAAAGATTTTCTTTCCTCTATAATAAAATTATTTAACCTGTACTTATATGAAGACAGTTTTTCGACAAAGAAAATACTCATAAAACCGTACGTTGATTTTTACAATGTAACCGGTTCAACAGATTGGACATACAAGGTTGACAGGTCAAGGCCATTACGGATGAAGCCTATGAGTGAACTAAACAGCCGGTATTATAATTTTACATACAAGGATGACGTTGATTATTATAATGACCTGTATAAAAAAACATACAATGAAACATATGGCAGTTATGTTTATGATTCTGCCTATGAGTTTGCATCTGATAAGACAGAGATACCGATAATTTTTTCAGGGACACCATTGGTGGGGTATGTAGGATGCGATAAGATTGTTTCTACGTTATTTAAACTTAATAACGGGATTGAAGAGAGAACGGTAACTAACATCAGGATTTTACAGACTAAGAAAATAACAGGGGTTGCATCATGGTCTATTTTAAATGATGCGACCACATTAATATCTGGGCTTACTTCATACGGGTATGCCGGGCATTATGACGATCCAGATGCCCCGGCGAATGATTTAAACTTCGGGGTTACTAATGAACTGTATTTCACCCTTCTCGCCGGTGCTGCAAATGTCACACAGTTCAATGTTTACTGGTCACCTTACATGGCAGAGATAACGGACAAGGACAGTAAATTATTAACCTGCTATGTAAAATTGAGTTTACTTGACATTTTCAACCTTGACTTTTCATTTCCAGTGTATATAGATGGAAGTCTATGGCGGTTGAATAAGATTGAAGACTGGAATGCTGCAGAGCCAGATGTTTGCAAAGTTGAATTATTAAAAATTATTAACCTTATTTATTGATATGGCAGAAAAAGTACCATTATATATTGATTTTGCTTCTGGTGAAATAAAAGAGTTTGCTCCTTCTGACAAGGTGAAAAAAACAAATTTGGATTCAGGTGGTTCCGGTGACTTGGTCGGCCCAGAGGCCGCTACTGATAATGCGATTGCAGTATTTTCCGGGGCATCTGGTAAGCTGTTAAAGGACAGCTCCGTCCTGTTGAGCAGCAAGGCAAACACAGAACATGGTCATACAATCGGTGATGTAGCTGGGTTGCAAACTGCGCTTGACGGGAAACAGGCATCAGGAAACTATGCTCCTGCCACAAATGGAACATCTGTTTTAAAGGGTGATGGGTTAGGCGGGTTTTCATCCGCAGTATCAGGGACAGACTTTGCACGCCCTTTGGTATCTGTTACAACATTAGACAATGATGCCACAACGGGGGCAAATGTTACCCCAATAGTCTTAACTGGGTTAATCTTCACTTATGAAGCAAACAGCAAATACCGCATTTGGTTTATGGGCAGAGTGTCCCCTGCCGCAGCCACCACCGGGTGTGGATTTCAATTTGACCTTAGCAGCGTTGTAACAGCCATTAATTTACAATTTTTCCACCAGTTAGCAAATACAGGCACACAATCTGGTGGGCACTCTATTGCTGACAATGCAAGTGTAGGTGTGTCAAGTGGAATGCCAGGCACATCAACTTACCCTGTAACAGGGTTTGGCTTGTTAGTTACAGGAGCAAACACAGGAACGGCGCAGTTAATGTTTAGAAGTGAAACCACGGCAGCGATAACAGCAAAAGCAGGCATTGTTTTAGTAATCGAAAAAATTCAATAAGATGTCAGACGTAGTAATTGGTGCGAAGATACAGCTTGACGGAGCCGAAGCACAGAACACCCTTAAATCAATAAAGACAAGGATAAGGGAGGCTACAAGCGAAGTGATAATGATGTCGGAGAAATTCGGCAGCACATCAGAAGAAGCCCTGAATGCGGCCCGTCATCTTGCTAAATTGAAAGATGAGTTGGCAGATGCCAGGCAGTTAGCAGACGCCTTTAATCCTGACCAGAAATTTAAACTACTGACGCAGTCCTTAAACGGCGCACTCGGTGGCTTTACGGCACTCAACGGCGCAATGGGATTGCTTGGTGTTGAGAGTGAGAATGTACAGAAACAACTTTTGAAGGTTCAATCAGCGATGGCATTATCGCAAGGGCTTAACCAGATAGGTGATTCGATTCTTTCTTTTAAAACTCTTGGTACAACAATAGTAAACACACTCGGAAAGGGTGGAGCTGTCGGATTAGCTATTGCTGGTGTTACGGCGTTAGGTCTTGCCGTTGCTGGTGTGTTTTCAAAAAAGCAGACAGAAGATGCGAAGGCTTATAAAGACACACTGAAAGATTTCACATCAGGGGCAGCAGAGGCGCAAAAGCAGGTGAACAAAGTTAAATATGCGTTTAACGATGCCCGGCTTGGGATTATCAGTAAGGATGATGCCCTGAAACTTTACAACGATACGCTGGGGAAAACAATAGGCGGGGCAAAATCTATTAATGAAGCTGAAAGGATATTGGCAAACAATGCAGAGGCTTATGTAAAGATTACCGGATGGAAAGCTCAGGCAAACGCTATGCTGGCAATATCAGCTCAGAAGTCGGCAGAGCATATAGTAAAGATGATGGAGTTTGAAAAAGAAACTGCAAACATGCCATCCTTTGCAGCGAATGCAATAAAAAAGAATTTGCAAGACGAGGAAAAAGAAATTGCTGCCATAGAGAAGCGGGCAAACGAAATGATGCTTGGAATACAATTATTCCAAAGCAGGTATAACATAAATACTGATGAAAAAACACCTGATAAAAAGGACACAAAGAAACCAGATAGCAAAGAAAAAGAACAGGAAAAATTTTTATCAGAGCTTAATTTAAGGTTACAGGAACAAGAGAAAGAAAGGAGAATAAAAGAACTTGAAGAAAGGGAGATAAAAAAAGAGGAAGATTTCGCCGCTGCAAGAGATTTACAAAACGGCCTTACATTAATAAATAACGAAGGGTTAAACGATAGACTTGAAGCACAGGTTAATTCATCGAATATAGCAACAGCAAACGAATCAGAACAAGCAGCAGCAAGGATACAAATAGCGGAGAGAGAAGCACAGGCCAAAATTCTAACACAGCAACTTCTTGCAAATACACTATCTGTATTTTCTGATTTAGTAGGAAAAGAAACAGCAGCCGGTAAAGTACTTGCAATAGCATCGGCAACTATCAATACTTACTTAGCAGCAACGCAGGCATTGAAGGCTGATTATTCGATGTACGGGCCGGCAGCACAATTTGCAAGGGTTATGGCCGTGGCCTCAACTATTGCGCTTGGATTAAAACAAGTTCGTGAGATTGTAAAAGTTAAAGTACCAAAAGCAAGTGCTGGTGGTGGCACTGCAATTTCTTCAGCTTCAACCACATCAGCAGGAATATCAGCACCACTACAGGCAATGTCACCAATCGCAACAAGGACAAGACTTGAGCAAGATCAGTTAAATCAAATCGGGAACTCAACCGTTAGGGCATTCGTTGTTGAATCAGATGTTACAAGTAATCAGGAACGAATCCGCAGGCTTAACCGGGCGGCAAGGATATAAATGGCACAAGCGAAACTATCTGCCATTTTATAGTATGGATTTACCAGTATATGAATTAGTGATTAGTAACGAAGAGACTTCTGATGTAGAGGTTTCTTTTGTTGCCTTAGTAGATAAGCCTGCTATCGAAAGGAATTTTTTAGCATTCAAAAATGACCGGATGACGTTTTCCGTTAATGAAGAAAAGCGTATTATATCCGGCCCCGTAATGATTTCAGGAGAATTAATTTACCGTAAAGATTCACAGGGCGAGTTTAATGTTTTCTTTTCAAAGGAAACAGTAAGGGATATAGCAATAAAGTTTTTCAAAAAAGATTATCAGAAAAATTTGAATCTTTTCCATGACCCGGCACAGTCTGTTGACGGGGTAATAATATTTGAATCTTTCGTTTCCGATAAAGAGAGGGGAATCAACCCGATGACAGGGTTCGATGATCTGCCGGATGGCACTTGGTTTATTTCAGCCAAAGTTGACAATGACGAAGTTTGGCAGAAAATCAAATCAGGGGAGGTAAAAGGGTTCTCTGTTGAGGGTATTTTTTCATACTTAAAAAGGGCAAATGGCACAAGTGATGTAAACAGCCATCTTTCTACAGATAAAGAAAAATTCATTATGTCAGAGATAAAAGATTTATGGAACGCTTTTAAGGAAAAATTCCTTAGCTCCCCGGAACCGGCACCAGAAATGCCGCAATTTTCAGAAATGACACTGAAAGACGGCACTAAAATTTCGGTTGACAAACTCGAAGCTGGCGGCATCGTTATGATTGGTGAAGCTCCGGCACCGGCTGGCGATTTGGAACTTGAAGACGGTACTAAGGTTACAATCGGGGAGGCCGGTGTAATCACTGCGGTTGAGGCTAAACAAGCAGAACCAGAACCAGAACCAGCAACTGATTACAGTCAACTATTTTCTGCTATCGAAGAAAAGTTTTCATCGTATGAAGGCCGGGTGAAAACGGTTGAAGATGCCTTTTCCAGGCAGTCAGAGCAAATGAGTAAGTTGATTGAGATTGTTGAAAAAGTAATTGATACCCCTACGGCTAATACCGTTGTTGGTAACAATTCGCAATTCTCAACACAAAAAACAAAAGATAAGCAGGAGAGAATAGGAGAACTGGCATCATTACTTAAAAATTTAAAACAGAAATAATCATGGCAACAGGATTTACAGTATCATCCCTTACCGACTATGTAAATGAACAGTCGAAGGAACTATTAACAGCGTTGCAGTTCGGAGCCGAAACTGCAAGTTTTGCTAATCTTCAAACAGGAGTGAAGTCAGCAACAGCATTGCAGATTTTAACATCAACACCTATCCCGCAGGATGGGGAAAGTTGCGGTTTTAACGCATCTGGTGGAACTACTTTCACCCAGCGTAATATCACAACTAAGGCGGTGAAGTACCAGGATTCTCTTTGCTTCCGTACATTGCAGGCGAAGTGGACACAGCTACTTCTGAAAGCAGGGCAAGAGCAAAGCGAAACAGACATACCTGCTGCTATGGTTACAGATATTGTTGCGCAAATTAAAGCACAACAGGAGAAGATGGATTGGCAGGGTGACACCACCAGCTCGGATATTTATTTAAAGTTGTATGACGGCCTTATTAAAATCATTAAGGCAGCAAGTGGAACGAATGTTGCCACAGCCGTTGCCGGGCCTGTTACGACTACCAACGTAAGGACAATAATTCAGAACGTTGTCGCAAAAATCCCGGCTAAATTAAAAGGCAATCCGGCTGTAAAGATATTCTGCGGATATGATGTTGCAGAACTGTACAGGCAGAAGATGTTTATTGACAACCTGTATCACTTCAACGCATCAGGCGACCAGAAGGGTATCACGGCAGAAGGTTCGGTGCATGAGATTGTACCTGTTCACGGCCTTGATGGTTTGATTGCAAACAGTGGTGATGCTCCTTTCATTTTTGCATTTGACCCAACAAGAAACCTGCATCTCGGTGTTGACATGGAGAACGAAGAGGAAGAGGCTAAGATGTGGTACAGCCAGGATGATGACCTTGTAAAATATTCATTCAGGTATCGCAGGGGATGGCAGGTAGCTTTCCCGGCTGAAATCGTTGAGTATTCAAACAGTTAATTAATCGGGGGTTAACGCCCCCTTAAATTTTATTTTATGGCATGTGCATTAACACAAGGCTACACCCTTGGATGTAAAGATTCTGCCGGTGGATTAAAAAATGTGTACTTCATTGAGTTTGCAAATGTGACTGGTATTACAGAAGCATCTGGAACTGTATCAGCTATATCACGGGCAAACGGTGGAAAGTTTTACAAATATAATCTACAGAGGGCAACAGCATCTTGGAATGAAGCCTATAATGACAGTGCAGAAAATGGCACATCATTCCACGTTCAAACGCTTACTGTAATACTAAATAAAATGCAGGCAGCAACTTCGCAAGAGATAAAACTACTTGCTCAAAATAAGTTGATTGCTATTGCAGAAGACAGGAATGGTAAGTTTTGGCTGCTCGGGCAGGAAAACGGAATTGAACGTTCTGGAGGTCAGGCAGGTTCCGGCACTGCTATGGGTGACAGAAATGGGTATGAGCTTACGTTCACATCAGATAACGTTGCCCCGGCACCGGAGGTGAATAGCGGAATTATCACTGCGCTTCTTTCTTAGCCTTTCTAATAATCAGTAATTGCCGTTACTATACAGTAGCGGCTTTTTTTTGGCACAAAACGAGATTATAGCCATCTTAATGTATGCTTACTCTCACAAAGGGACAGACATCGGAATATTTAATATTAACGCTGAATGAGAAAAGAACACTCACAAGCGGGTATTATTTGTTTGTGTTTGAGAATATCACAACAAGAAGTTCCGTAAAAAAAGTATTTTCTTTTTCTGAAGATGAAAGCCATTATACTACACGGTATAATAAGTTTGAAGTAAACACATCTACTCTGTTTGCAAACGAAGATTCTGGTGAGTGGTCTTACCGGGTATTTGAGAGCGAAACAAACACTACAGATACAACAGGATTAACAGAAGTTGAGATGGGTATTTTGAAGTTAAATAAGGAAACAGATTTTTCTTTCAGTTCATACAATACAGATACTACATACAAGCAATACAATGGATAGCAACAATATTTTATTTCTCGGGTTTGCTGACAACAAAATCCCGGAATTTAAAGAGGTAAAAAGTAAAGACTGGATTATGTACGGAGAGGACAATAAGTTCCCCGAACAATTATTATACCTGTATAACAAGTCAAGCAATCACAATGCTATTGTAAATGGTAAATGTATCTACGTATTTGGTAAAGGATTCCCGTCAGGGGATAAAATTGTAAACCAGAACGGCGAGACGTTTAACGATGTTATAAAAAAATCTTGCTCCGATATTGAGTTATTCGGAGGGTGCTATGTTGAGGTAATTTGGAAAATTGGCGGTGCTGCTGAATTAAGGCACATACCATTTCAGACATTAAGAAGGTCGAAAGAAAATAACGGGTATTGGTATTGTAAGAATTGGGCTAAGTACACAACAGAAAAACCTGTATTTATTCCTGACTTTAATACTGATGATAAGAACGGTGTACAGATTTTTTCATACAAAGAGTACAGGCCTGGCACAGATATATACCCGTTGCCAGGTTACTTTGGTGCATTGAATGACATTGAAACAGATGTTGAGATAAGCAAGTACAATTTATCAATCATCAAGAATGGAATGTTTTCTTCAAAGATGATTGTTTTTAATAATGGTGAGCCGACATCAGAGATAAAAAGAAAGATTGAGGCTGATTTTAAAAAGAAGTTCACAGGTGCAGAAAATGGCGGCAACTTCATGTTAGTATTTAATGAAGATCCGGCAAAAGCTCCAGTAGTAAATGACTTGTCAACTACTGACCTTGACAAACTTTTCGACCAATTAAATAAAACAACACAGGCAGAAATTTTTTCAGGCCACCTTGTTACGTCACCGATGTTATTCGGTATTATGGAGCCGGGAAAACTTGGAGGAAGAAATGAGCTACAGGATGCGTATGAGATTTTTAATAATACCTATATAGGCAATAAACAGAAATTTTTAAATAGCATTGCAAAAATTTTGATGCCTGTGGTTAATATTTCATTAAGTGAGATAGTACCAGTCAACCCGATAAACAAAATAATATTCAGCGCAGAAACTATTTCTCAAAACATCACACAGGATGAGATACGTGAAGTACTCGGCTATTCTCCTATTGAAAAACCGATTACTATCGGAGCAGAACAAATCTTGAAGGCAATAAATTCACTTTCTCCGCTTGTTGCGAATAAGGTACTTGACTCAATGAAGCCGGAAGAAATTCGGGCATTAATCGGTCTTCAAAATCCATCCGGCAGTACATCTGTTTCAGATAACACAGAAACATTATCTACAAACGAAAATATAAAGAACTTAACCGGCAGGCAGTACCAGCAGATGCTAAGGATTGTGAGGCAATATTCGCAAGGTAAGATAAACAGGGAGCAGGCGGCAATGTTATTAAAAACATCACTTGCCATGAGTGACGAAGAAATAAACGTTATGCTCGGCACCGATGAAAACTTTGAGGCAACAGAAGATGAGGCGGCAGAAATGTTTTCGCAATACGGTGAGCCGAAAAAAGAATATACGGTTGTAAAGTCTTTTTCTTTTAATAGCGATTCTTTTCTATTCGCCGACCTATCACAGATAGACAGTAATATCATTGACCAGATTAAAAAAGACAAGAGGGCTGATGCTGCTACCATTGCAAAAGCTATTGACAGTAACCAGGAATACATTAACAAGCGGATTGCAGAACTTGTAAAGAGTGGTGTATTAAAACAATCTTCAAAGACTATTGGTATTGATAAGATTATTGAAACGGTTGTGGTGAGTGATAAAATTGATTACAGGCCGAAGCCGGAAACGGTTGATGTATTTGTGAAATACACTTATGAAAAAAGACCCGAGGCAAAGGGTGGAGAGATTATTGATACTACCAGACCGTTTTGCAGAAGACTAATCGAACTTGACAGGGTGTACACAAGGAATGAGATTGAAACAATATCTCAACGGCTTGGGTATTCTGTATTTGATAGGGCCGGTGGATTTTGGGGAAAGAAAGGGCACTGCCGCCATGAGTGGAGAAAATTAATTGTTATCAAAAAGAAATAGCAATGTCAAAAAATGTTTTACTTATTTCAGAAGATATTTTAAAGGATAGAACAACGTTGCATGGAAACGTTGACCCTAAACTTTTATTCCCCGAAATAAAGGCTGCACAGGATATGTATATTCATCCTATACTTGGGACGGCACTATACAATAAGATTATTAGCGAGGTTGAAGCTGGAACGATTACAGGAGATTACAAAACGTTACTTGATGACTACATAATAGATTGTATTTTGTATTATACTTTATCTTCGCTGCCAGAGGCATTGTCTTATCAGATGTGGAATAAAGGAGTTGTGAGAAAGCAGGGTGACAATACAGAATTACCTTCGATGGGAGAATTAATTGATATTTCAAATAGATTTAGAATCAGGGCAGAGTGGTATGGAGACAGGATGAATAAATATTTGAAAGCAAATGCCTCGTCTTCGTTTCTGCCTGAATATTTAAGCCCTGGTGATACATCTGATACGATCACACCGGAGGTGAATAGTTATACAATGCCTATTTATCTTGGTGGTGATTATTGCCCTTCATTAGATAAAAATAATTGCAATGGCTAACAGAAGTGTAAGTAAAAAAAATTTGGAAAAACTAAAAGCATATTTTGCAAAGCAAAATGACACTGAACCAAATAAAAAAAAGAATAGAAGTACTGTCACTAAGCCACGACCAAATAAATAGTTTTTATTTTGGCAACAAGGTTGAGTTTGACGTAAATGGTGATATTAATTACCCTGTATGCTTTTGTGAAGAAAGGCCCGGAAGTATTGACAGAGACAACCATTTGCAGTGGTATAATTTCAGGATATATTTATTTGACCGTGTGTTTGTTTCTGAAAATACAGAAGGGAATGAAACTGAGGTATTAAGTGATATGGCAAGTGTGGCAGCTGATTTGATTGCAATGTTTATGTCTTATGAGTATCAGGATGAATGGGTAGTATCAAGTGTAAATAACAGGGAATCGCTTACTGAGGAGTTAAGTGATATGGTGGCAGGGTCGGTTATTGATTTTGGTATCGGTGTTGAGTTTATTGCTGACAGGTGCCAGATTCCTGCATCTGATGTAACTTTTGAAAATGATTTTGATATGGCAAGAACAAGGATATTACCATACACAGGAACCGGATCAGAGGGTGACGGGTTTACTGTGCCATTGCTGGCCGGGAAAATTGTGCTGGCTGCATATAGGGCAACTGATTATAAAAGGGTTGTCACTATAACACCAGACAGCACTGATAAGATTAAAGTGACTGGCACTGATTTAGGTGACAGGAAAGGGGTGTTAAGTAGTGACGGGAGTGTTGAGTTGGTGTCCGGTGATGGGTTGCTAAGTGGCGAAATTTTGGATTTTTTAATAATTGAGTAATATGAAAAAACTTTTTTTGATTCTTTTTTTGGTAGTTGGATATTTTGCGAATGGGCAGATTTTACAGGAGCCTAATGTGTATGGGTATAAGTTTAAAAGGGTGGGGAGTGATTCGCTGCACTTTATCCCATCAGATACATTGCAGGTGCCCACAAGATATAACGGTCTTTCTTTCATCGCAAATAAGGGAGGGGCCTTGTATTATTGGAATGGAACAAAATGGGCATCATTTAGCAGTAGCGGCTCATCCTACACATTCACCAACGGATTAACAGAAAGCGGTGGGACGGTTACACTTACGAATGATACTACTGCTTTTGCAAATTCATTTTATGGTACTAATGCAGTGGGGCGAAGGGGGTATAGGCCGTTGTCTGAGATAATCCCCACACTTCAGCAAGTACTAACTGCTGGAAATGTTCTTACTGCTAACAACCTGATAGATTTAGGGACTACAAGCCGGTTGCGTATTAAAGGAGGCAAGTTGTACGATGCTATTAATTTTACCGCCTACGACCCTGCTAATAACGATTCTTCACATATAACTATATCGGGTGGTTACGTTACTGCCATTGCAATGGGTGTTAAGAGAAGCAATGCAGGAGCATACTTAAATCTGTCTAATAATGGGTTCGATTTTCAGACAGTTTCAGGTGTTAAAACAACCACAATGACTGTATTTAATCAGTATAATATTTCTGCGATAACAGACAGTACTGGATTTATAATGGGGAAAGACAGTTTTTTGCTTACAAAATCAAGTAGTTCGACTTCGTTTCAAAATCTTGATTTGTTTTCTTACAACAATGCAGCAAAATTCAAATGGTCTCCAAACGGCGTTGTTATAAGAAACGGCATTGGTTTTTACGATAACCACTCATCTGCTATTCTCGATGTATATTCAAAGACAAAAGGTGTGTTACTTACAAGGCATACAACGGCGGAAATGCTGGCAGTGCCAAACCCGGCAAACGGCCTTGTTACATACAATACAGATTCCCTTGCATATTGTTATTTTAACGGGACTGCATGGTTGAAGATGGGAAGTGGTGGCGGTACACCTGCAACGGTTGCAGATACTTCGTACACTACAATAGCAACCTTTACCGCAGGTGGCGGGTTTGCTTCTGACACTACCATGTGTACAGATAGCACTTTGTTTGGTTCGTTTTACACCGGGCAATTTGATTATACAGTAGCGTACATACAGGCAGTGATAAAAGGCAATGCAGGGGATAGTATTGTTTTAAAACTTGTTTACAATGATACTTTTAATGTGGATG